AGACTTAGATTTGTTGTCCGATCGTCAGCGCGCTGCCTTTGATCGTAGATCCCCTAGTCAAAAAGCCCAATGGCTTGGCTTCAGCCAGGGCGGCCGCGAGAATTTCGATACGCCCTCCTATATCAAGAGCGACGCCGAGAAAGTACTAGACCAGGGGAATGCATTTATAGTTCTTGGTCTAGACAGGCCCAGTAACCTTTTCTCTGGTTTTGGGGGAAGCAAGAATACTCAATGCGCTGCGATCGACCTCGTCGCGGGGAGAATGGGCTACCGGGCTAAATCATCCACAAAAAACGGTGCTACTGTGCACACTGATCCCAACTTTCGCCACGACGCGGCGCGGATTTATATATCGCAGAAGTCCGACCCGGATGGGTATTTTGGATTAGCGGCAGGTTCAGTTGGAAACACATCTAATAAGAGCCCCAGGAGTACGGTGGTACTAAAAGCAGACACGGTTCGTATGGTAGCAAGAGAAAACATTAAATTAGTGACACGCACAGACACACAAAATTCTCAGGGAGCCACTCTAGGTAACGCATTTGTAGGGGGCTATGGAATTGATTTAATTGCGATGAATGACGACAAGGCCCTACAGCCTATGGTAAAAGGGGAAAACTTGAAAGAATGTTTGAAAGCTATCATCGAGACTATTCATGATATTAGAGATTTGTTTGATAATTTTATTGAAGAGGATCGAAAACTTACACAATCACTTTTGAAACATACACATAACTCTCCTTTCTTTGGGTCCCCGACGTCTCCGGCCTTCGAGTTTTTGCCTGCTGGGATTGAGTCACTGATCAATAAAATTACTAATGTGCAGCTCCAGTTGAATACCTCAATGCAAAAACTAAACTCAGTTCAAACGAATTATTTGGAAGTTCCTGCTGGAGCCTGCGCCACTAAAGATGGAAAAAGCCAATATATATTGAGTAGATACAATAACGCGAACTAATCATAATGCCAGCCAAATTAAATTTTTATAAAGAGTTCCCCGGGAAGCCTCTCAACATACCGTTTGAAGAGAAGGGCATTCCTTACCTTAAGTTTAAATTACGTAAAAAAATCAAAGACCAGGATACAATTTATAATAAAGCGATTGATCATTATGTAACTCATTACTTTCCTGAATTTTATCGCAACATGAAGGATCCTGAGTTTGATGGCGACGATACATATTATGATGAATTAAGACAAACCCTCCGGTCAGCAATCCGGACCGAAAACCCTGGATATGCTACAGCGCCCCCTACTGCCAATCATATTATTATAACGCGTTTGGAGATGGACCAAACGATAGCCGAGCTAAGAAACTCAATGGCACGCCAAGATCAGCTCCCAGAATTTCGGCCTAGCCTAGAGTTCTTTAATAAAAAGAACAACATCAGCACTGAGATAGCCTCTCAAACGGAAATTCAATTAGAACATATTCTCACCGACATGGATTTGTTCGGAGCTGTAATGAAGGATTTCGGGAAACAAAAAGATAACTATAGCGGCGCCGTACCCCTAGGGGGAATTAATTTTAATTTTCTAGGTGGTGATATTTCTAAGGTTATAACTGTAATCCTGCGCGAGGTTCTTAAGGACGTTGAGGCCACTATGGGCGAAACCTACCGCGCGGAAGAGGGAGACGTGCTTACAATATATTTCTCTGAACGCACCGGGCCACCCGAAGGAGAATTGGAGTCGTCTGCACCACCACCGGATCCGCTCAATATTTTTAATGTTCCAAAAATAGCGATCGCCGGAATTACTTATTCCGCCGCCGCGGCCACTGGCACTGAGTTCCTTAAGGTAGGATATCTATCTCTCATTAAGTATAAGAAGCGATTCCGAGATCCCTTAACTCTTAAGACGTTACAAAAATATAATGATGTTCTGCTCAAAGCCGGCGAGAGCAACGCCGCCGGACAGCCATTTCCGATGTTTGAGTTTTTGTCCGAAACACTACCAGATCAAATACAGACAGATCAGAACAACGGTGATCTTTTTAGTTTCCCTACCCCCAATGATCAAAACAATAATGACAACAACGCGCTTCTTCAAGAGGCTATTCGTCTTGGTCTCATCGATGTTACTGATACCAAAGAATTGGAAGACGGCATAAAAGCCTTAACTACTGATGAGCTAACACAGCTTAGGGCCGCAGTCGAAAGCAATCCGGAGCTGGCAGAAAAAGTATATCAGGCAGAGCGCAAAAAGAATCTTGAGACTGGCATCAACATTGCTAATAATATTGAGAGGGCTTTTGAAATAGGCCCCCTTGCCATGTTCGAGCACTGCAGCGCGTTGGATAAAATATTAGAAAAAATAGGACTCAAGGCATTAGCCAAGGAGGCTTTGATCTGTTTAACCTTCGGAATAAATTTTGAAATTAGTCGCATCGCGGCCGCCGTGGGTAACGTAATGGAGGAGGAACTTCTATCCCGACCATCCATAGATCCTCAAACGTTTGATATATTTAAAATCAAAGGAGATCTCTGGAAAACCATCTTAGATATGATTTTGAACTCCTTGCAACAAGCCCTCCTTGCGCTTGTTAAAAGCCTAACCGAGATGCTCAAGGAGGCGTGCAATCTCAATAACCCCCGCGCCAGTGACTACGGAAATACCGATCTTGCAGGCCTGATTGCCGACAACTTTCTGGATCCCCTCGCCGGCGTAAATCCATTTGGCTACGGCAATGATGGCAACAGCCCACTCGGAGATTTGATAAATCTTTTAGGCATGCCACAAGAAGATATCTACAAGTACGTCAGCGACCTGTCATCTATTCTAAGTTCTCTGGACATTTGCATTCTTCTCATGGACATACAATCAGCGTCCGACGAACTAATCGATCGAATTATTGAGTTTAATTTAGGATATGGAGATTCTAATATTTCAACCAAACTCATAGATGTTTCGTCGGTTATTGAATTCTTTACGCTCCTGGGGAATGTAACAGATGTAACTGATCTGTGCAATGAGATTATTAATGATCTGTCATTGTTGAACCAAGATAATATTTGTTTAGACATCGGTCAACTTGATGCCCAAGAGATGCAGAATATTGAGGATTTGCTAGACATTATTGAAAACGGATTCACAGATGAACCCCCCGTATATAACTTTGATTGCCCTGAGGCCGAAAACTATATTAGTGACCCGACCATAACCAGACTTATACCGGAAACTTTGAGCACGCTGGTAGAACTTGTTGAGATGCAGTTCGTTTATTCAGTCGACTCGATAAAAAATGTTCTCTTAGAGCCTTCCATCGCCCGGGCCGGTGGCTCTGGAGCTAAGGGGGAGACAGCCTATGGAACCGCACTTAAGAGTGTTCCTGACGCCGAGGACTGGCCCGAATTACCTAAAGCCGGCGTGTCGGCCCTGCTCTCGATAATGAAAGCACTCAAAGAGGTGTCCTCTGGCTCTTCCGACCTCCGCGATGCGCTCGAAGCGTGTTTGATTGATGTTCCGGGCCTTCTAAATCCAGACCTTCGGAACATTGGCGAGGCCATTGATATTTTAATGGACGTTCTGATGTCACCAGAAATTTCTGATGCACTAGAAAACATTTCAGACAAAGCAGATCAACTCAATCAGGGGACTGGCCCAGCAGTTATGACCTATCGCTTCAACCAAGAGTTTTATAATAAGTTTGTGGACTACATTAATATTGATGAGGCCGACTGGAAAAGGTTATCGACAACACCCTCACGGACCCAGTATTATATTAAAGATCGTTTTAAGTATATCACCTCCGAAGAAACAAATACCAACCGAGTTATGTTTTCGTTTCCCGATATAGCGTCGACTCCTACCCTTGCGGGCCTCCGGGATGGTACAGTAACGGCGACTACGGGAGAGAGACTCGATTGTAAGGACCAACAACAAATTAATCAAATATTAGATTTCGGAGGCACCGTACCGTGGGGAACTGGCTGCCCGGGCACCACTCACGGTCCTGAGACCGCGATCGCTGTAGGCGACCAACGTATTGAGCTAAAATATCCACTGTACGGTACCTCGGAAGATTCCCAGCCTTCTGTGTTTAAGCTGGATGACCTATTCACAACCGAGACAAGGGAAAAGTTTCAAACAGATATGTTTCTGTCTACATCCCTAGAACCCGTAAACTATAATTTGGATCCGTTCGTTGATGCAGTAGCTGCGCAGGGCGTATCGAACGCCACAGCTGAACAGCGCTATTTCCCCCTTGCCTATGGATTACTGGCAGACCAGGTCTTTGATTATTATACTGTTAATGGCATCTTCGACGCCGCAACACTTCAATCACTAAACTTTTTCCACGACAATGCTAACTGTGCTGCCGACGATATATCTGATCTTTTGGATGTATCGGGGGTATTCACCCAAATGCAAAAGGAATATTTAGAAGAGGCCTGTAATAACAATCCCGAGTCTTCCCGCGAACGCATGCGCGAAGTAATAAAATTTGGTATGTTTCTGCTGTTGATTCAGGTACACGTAGCTGAGTTTATTCTTAAAAACATTTTTGTCTTCGGCGCTGTGGAAATGGATGAGCTTTTTGCTAAGCCGTTTATTGTTTCATATATGCGCGATCAGGTAAGCCTATCGATGAAAAGCTATTTTTCAAGACTTGTTGAAGCAGGGGAAGAAGAAAAAGTTAACGGGGTTAAAGATGCTCTAGTCGACATATTCAACAGAATGATGCAACGCCCGAGTACTGTGGCGAATGGCGGCCTTTTAGATCTCAACAATAATGTTGTGTTTCCGTTTGGAACGGTGTTTCTAAAACCAGCTGGCAAGACCACCTACGGCCCGGATACCCCTACTGCAACCTTTAATGATATTATCGATTATCTTACAATTTATCGTATTCAAAGCGCAATGGGTACCGCCGGCAACCCTGGTCCGACATCAAACTCTGTCAAGAATGCGTTGCCCATATCGCGCCAGAAACCAATGGATGAAATCTTCCTGAACTCGATGCCTGTGGTAGACGCCGTAAACACGACCTCAGCCGGTACCGGCGCCGACCTAGGAGCTGAGTTTTTTGCGAACAAATTAAAGCAAAAGTCTGGTATTGTAATAACGAAGTCTTGGTTCAAAGCCGTGACCCTCGAACGCGCTCCCTGCCTAGATCAACAACAGATAAATCAATACTTAGGATTCGGCGCCACCATACCCATCGGCCACGGCTGTGAAGGGACAACCCATGGTCCACCAGATGAAGATCACAGACCTCTCACTCAGAGCGAGGAAGAAGCCGCTACACTCGCCGCAAGTCTTAATCTTGGCCCCAATGACTCGATCCGCTACCAGTGTTATATGTATGTTGATAGTATGACGGAGTTTGATTTGCCGTGGATCCCTTCACCCGGCTCAAAGAGTGGCCCAGCTCCGGCCCCGACGCCAACAAAAAAAGCAATTAAGCTTTTCGAAATCGAGCTGGATAAAGTATCGGATCTAGAAAACTACAGCCTCAGAGAGGTTAAAAAGAGAGACCGTCTAAGCCCCGCAGAAGTGAGGTTTCTCCTCGATGATGAAACTTACCAAGATTACTTTACCAATGTTTTCAGCGCTGAGACAATTGGGATACTCCCAATTATACAGAACTTCTATCTTACCACAAAGTATTTTAAGGATATCCGTAAAGCTATGCGATCTACGAAGAATCAAGTGCTCGATATATTGAATAGTACAATGGCAAACGCAGATAGTTATAGCGCAACGCCAGACCTTCGCCGCCCAGGCGCGCGCAAGGCCATGGCCATCGACGGTCCAGATGCAGAAGCCATGGCGCGCGACTTTATTCTTAAAATGTTAATCAAGACACCAATTGATATTATTAAGGGTCTTATGCAACTCATCGACCCACACGTGATCATCACCAAGCTTATTAAAGGCGGGACAGCAGACGTATTCAACATGATTCAGTCTCAGTTGCGACAGGTTGACTTGCCGAGCCCCGGAGACGATCCCCCGCCAGCAATCGCCCCGTTTGCCGACGGCGCCGACGGGGGAGATGCTTTTGTTGCTATTTTATGTTTGTTGCAGTATCTTATGGAAAATCCGCCGAACTTCCCCGACCCGCCACCACCCGGCGTGAAACCAGAAAACTTCTTCCCGCGAATTTCTGAGGATGGAGTTGATTTCTTGGGTACGGGAATGGGCATGTTAATGATGCCGCCCACACCTTTTGGGCTCATTTATCTATTGTTATCACTAATTAACTTTGACACTGAGCAGCCCAATATTGACGTCCAGGTTGATTTTGGTCCAGACCAAACAAACGCTGGAGACTCGGGCGGCCCAAGTGAGTGTTAAGGAGGAGATAAGAAGATGTCCGGACTTTCGGTAGCACTACCATTAGAATTCAGTGAGGTTTTCGGACCTTATGTTCGCAACATGACCTTTAATGCCCTGGCCAAGCAAAACTTAAAAATGTTGCTCCTCACCATCCCAGGAGAGCGAATTATGGATATTAATTTTGGCGTCGGTATTCCTAGATATTTGTTTGAGAATAATGGACCAGATACTTATAGTGCAATTGCCGGCAAGATCCGGGAACAGGTAGACATATACTTGCCATATATTGCAATTGATGATGTCGTCTTTAATTATGTGGAGGACAACCCGGACCTGTTCCCTAATTCGCTGAATTTGAGTGTTTATTTTACTATCATCCCGTTACAACAGTCAGATTCTTTAGAAATTGATATACACAACTAATTAAAGAGACTTTATTATGCCCAAGAAACTACAACCTATTGATTATACGAGCCGGGACTTTGATTCAATCCGAAAAGACCTGGAGAACTACGCCAAGCGCTATTATCCTGATACATATAAGGATTTTAACAAAGCCTCCTTCGGATCATTAATGCTGGATACAGTTTCGTATGTCGGAGATGTGCTATCATTTTATCTAGATTACCAGGCCAACGAAAGTTTCCTTGAAACGGCTGTTGAATATAATAATGTTCTTCGATTGGCCCGCCAGATGGGCTTCAAACTCAATCAAAGTCCCTCCTCGTATGGGGTGCTTACGTTTTACATTCAAGTGCCGGCTGACCAATCGAGCCTAGGCCCCGACTTAGCATATGCCCCGGTTCTAAAGCAGGGGTCTACCTTTTCTTCTTTGGGAGGAGGGATGTATACTTTGCTTGCAGACGTCGACTTTAGTGTATTAACCAACCAAGTGGTTCCGAAAGATATTGATAATACCACCAATAATGTGCTGAACTATGTTGTGAGAGCTCAGGGCCGAGCTGTCTCTGGTCGAATGGCGTATAAGGAAGTAACGGTTGGGAATTTTGAAAGATTTTTAAAGGTTGATTTGGGAGTAAGCAGTGTAACAGATGTTTTAAGTGTGCATGATACTGAGGGACATGAATATGTCCAGGTCGATAACCTATCCCAGAACGTTATTTATAAAGCAATTAGAAATACAAACAGCACCACCAATGGAGCCGTGAGCAGTATTCTTAAGGCAGTCCCGGTAGCACGACGATTTACAGTTGAGAATGTCGCCGACCGCACATATCTCCAGTTTGGATACGGCTCGGATTCTGAATTACTGTCAGATTCTGTGGTTGACCCCACTAATCTAGTTTTAGATTTAAATGGCCGCACCTATGTAACTGATGTTGATTTCGATCCTACCAACTTAATTAATACTGATAAATTTGGAATCGCCCCCTCTAACACAACCTTGCGTATTGCATATCGGGTGAACACAATAGATGATGTTAACGCCGGCGCCGGAACCATTACAAACGTAGAAAGCCCAAAATTTAGGTTCAAATCCCAAGGCGCGCTGTCATCTACATCTCGATCAACAACGCAGTCATCATTAGAGGCCACTAACGACGAGCCATTCACAGGAGACATCACGTTGCCATCTTCTGAAGAAGTAAAGCAGAGAGTCTTTGGCTATTATGCAGCACAAAACAGGGCAGTCACGGTTCAGGATTATCAGGCCATCTGTTATGGCATGCCAGGAAAGTTTGGGTCGGTTAAAAGAGCTGCAGTTGTGCGCGACTTTGATGAGTTACGACGAAACATTAATATATATGTGATCTCACAAGACACTAGTGGCAAGCTAATAGCAGCCAACCAATCTTTAAAGAATAATTTAAAAACGTGGCTCTTACAATATAAAATTATTAATGATACAATTGATATATTAGATGCTGTCGTAGCAAACTTTGGAGTTAATTACGTGATCGCAATTGATACCAATGCAGATAGATTTACAGTATTAAATCGCGCCAACATTGCTATAGCAAAGCATCTTAATAATAGCCAATATGATATCGGCGAAACTATTATGATCACGGACTTCTATAAGATATTACAGAAGGTCCCGGGCATTATCGATGTAATCGATTTAGAAATCGTAGGTAAGACCGGCGGGATTTATTCAGATTTGAGTTATGATTTCGTTGATAAACTGTCAGCCGACGGCCGCCGCATCATGTCTGAAAAGAATACGATTTTCGAACTTAAGTTCCCCAACATAGACATTAAGG